CTAGTATTTCAATGGTTGATGGTGAATTAAGTATGTTAGGAAACGATTGAACGGTACCAGTATTCCAAATAGTTTTTGCTTGTGATATTGTTATTGCAGTTAACACCTGATAATATTCAATATCCGCAGGATAAATATTACGAGTTATTCCTGAATAGTTCGTTAGGGTTGAAATCGGTGGTAAAGAATAATTTACAGTACTATCACTATATTGACCTGTGGCAAATGTAACAGTAACCCCATTTTGCGGATAAGCCGAAAATCCATCAATCCCATATATTTGTTTACCGTTTTGGGTTGTTGCGGCATATAAGTAGTTTTTATCTTTACTCTCATTAAAATTCACAAATGTCAATAAATCACCAGCACTATAAGTATTATTTGTGTTTGCAAGTACGGTTATCGTATTATCATCATGGGATTTACCAATATTAATATCTTTTGCAAAAGTAACTTTTATTTTATTAATATTCTTATAAAAACTTTGTCTTTGATTAAATATATTTACTCTTTCACCTAATGGTAAATCAGGTGAATATGCAGCAAGTTGTTTACCATCAACAGATGTTTGAGTGAATGAAATTGGTAATTTATATTTTGTATTATCGTTCCTCTTTAATTCGTAACCTGTTGTTGCTTGCGATAATATTGAGGCGTAATTATTAATACTATCACTATCATAATCAGGGTTATTTTCACTTATAAAAGTGCTCCATGTTTCAAATACGTTAGATGGAAAAGATAGAGGAGTCAAATCTCCGGAAGAGGTTGTCACATCTGGATTATTACTATCTACAGGAATATTAGAATTTACTTGTGATTCACAATTACAACTTTCACATTCAGGATAAGTTAACATCCCTAACTTTAAGTCAGTGTTAAGACCATTACAACCGAAGATACTACGTAACCAACCAAAAGGACAAAGTCGAGTAAACCCAAGTGGAATACATATACCGGCAATTCTACAAAAAATCTGAGTTATAAAATAATATAAAAATAACACAATACGTATTACGACTATGATTGGCACCATTATCATTTGTATTATCTGAAGTATAAACGAAAATAAAAAAAATAAAAAATCAAAATTCCTAAAACCTTCATTAACAGGAAATTTATTTATTGTTGCACTACAATCATTACTATCAATTTCTTTAATACCTATAAAGTTTCCTCTTCCACCGTTTTTGTATTGGTCTATTAATCCTGAAACTGTATAAACTTTATTATAACCAAATTGGTAAAAAGTGTCTTCACAATCAATAATGTCTTGAATTCTATCAAATTTTTCGTTCGGCCCTGTAAATCCATCAGTATATCCACTCCAAGATAATCCAAAATAATATGAACTTGCCAATTTTTTTCTTGCATCAGGATTTGGACTATATAAAGGGTCAAGGTCCGGATTGTTACTACTCCACCCATACTCTCTAACATTTGGTACAAGAAAATGAGGTCGCTTTACTTGTTCAGATAATCCAGTAGATTGTTCCCACTTTATTTTAAGTCGATACTTACCCTTTGTTGGTATTCCAATAGTAGGGTCGTTAGATAATACTTTCTCACCAAATTCATTTGTTATAAAATAATCTAAATTCATTGGTAATTCCGTTAACCATGCTCCATTCTCATCAATAATATTACCTGATTGTTCTAACTGATATTGCTCTAAAACAGGATTACCGTCTTCATCTTGATACACTGTTTGTCTTATTGCTAATATCCTACCGGGTCCCGCAATTAAACCACATAGGTTCCCTAAATCGTCATTAATTGATTGTCCTTGTCTAACCCTCATATCATCATTACTACTGTAAATTGACCCCATAAAAGTCGCAGTAGGTTGAATATCAACATTTGCATCATCTCGTAAATCAAAGTCAACTCTATTAATCGCAATATCACACAATTCAGGGTCCCCCCAAAGTGGTGATACTTCAACATTTTTAACAATATTAATAATTTGAGGTAATGAATTTAAATCATTTGAACTTCTAAATCTATTTCCAGCGACTTGAGTTTCACTGGCAAGTCCCATTCGTATTAAATCTTGTGGAGACAATGAAAATTCACCAATATCTGAAAGGTCAACATCCATAACTAAGGTATGATTCCCTTGAGGGACTCCCATAATCATATAATCCCCACTTTCATTAGTTTTAACAGTATACTTATAATATTTGTCGTATATTTGAACCGCGGTATCTCCTGTTAATACATCTAACCTTGATGGTAAAGTTCCGGTTGCGGCATGAACTGAATATGATTTTTCATAAGGTAATAAATTATATCGGTACCCATCTTCATTTTTGTCACTAGGTGATTTATAAGGGTAAATACTACTTATAATTGGATTTGATTCATCAACAGAATCTATTGGGATAAAAATAGAAACTCTTGCATTTGGAATTCCAAATCCATTATTTGCAGTTACTCTACCAACAACAACACCATATTGTGAACAACTTTTAGTGTATATATCTTCTTGTTGTAATGTTAGTGATAAAATCTCTAAAAATTCGAATTGTTGTTCAAGCTCTACATTAATTGATTTATTAACTCCTAACTCGGTTCTTATTCTATATGATTGTCCCATCAAAATTCTTTATTTATAAATAGTTTATGTGATGTTTTTAAAAACTCACACACCATTAAATAATAAGTTAAATCAATATAAAATAAACTTCTTATGAAAAAGTTACTGATTGGAAATTTTTAACAGAGACTCTAATATCCTTATTTGGGTATCTAATTTGATATACTTGTGAAGGTTGCGCGAAAATAGTATCATCAACAGGTTCTATTTGTTTTGTTTCTTCGTTAGAGTATGTCATTGATGTTTCCTCGGAAGAGTATTGACCACCAACTTCATTAAATGTGTCAATACCCGCAACTGTAAGAACTCCATTTGTATTTTGAATTAAACTTCTAACCTCAGATAAATACACATTTTGACCTAACTGTCTTGTTTGAGGATTTAAGTATGCTGATACTTTATCTACAACACTTGCAATAACTTGCCCTGAATTTTGTGCGGAGTCTAGGACAATTGAGATATCCATACTTAAATCAATAACTTCTGCACTGAATATTGAAATATAATCATTCATCATTCTATAGTTTGATAAATAATTGGCAATATTTTGTTTTAAGGTATTCGACACAACATTTGTAAGTTTTCCCGAAGTGTCATATGACAATATTTGGATTAATATTTTATTGTCGTTTTCAGTTATGGAAACTTTTGCAGGTGCTCCGAATTGTGCAGGCATGTTTCTAATTAATGATTCGTAATCTTGAACCGTAACCGCTCTTTTTTGTGCTGCAAAATTAAATGAAACATAATTTCTAATTTCTTCTAATGATGGTATTCCTGCTCCTCCGACTGCCGCGGTCACATTAACACAGCTTAATGAATTAACTACCGATGAATTTGTTGTTTCTGAAGGTCCATTAACGAAAAATGAGACAGTACCCAATTGGTTAATAACATTTGTACCTAAATTTGTTGCCAATCCTCCACCTACTCTATATTGAATAAACAATGTCGAATTAGGAGTTAAGGTTGAACCTAACGAAAAGTTGTTTGAATATTTTTGTAATTCTAATGTTGTCCCTAAAGTTGTAAATTGATTTAATTGGTCTTGAGCGGTATTCGTTCCACCTCCAAATGTCATTTTCTTAAACCCTTCAGGTGTATATTCAGTAATAAATCTATTTTGAGTTTGAATGTATTTCCCCACTTTAATTCCAGGTTGGTCAGACACTTTTGTTGGGTCTTCAATGAACACTCTATCTTCAGCCAAAGCATCTACTTCATACCATCTATTTTCTAACCCCACAAACTCAGCAACTGTCGGTATATTAGTATAGCTAGTTCCATTTTTTAGTAAAACACTTGTAATACCTAAAACATTTTTTTCAGGTAAAAATAATTCAAAAAATGGTTTAACATCATTAGCTCCGATTACTCGTTTGAACACCTTAGTAATACCATTAACTACAATTTCTCTTTTAGTTATCGTATAGTTAATTAATATATTGTTTGCATTGAAATTTGGTATTTTCAATCTATTTGGAAATCCTTGAGCGTTATATGGTGACGCAAAATCAATATCATAAACATTCTCAAAAACAATACCTGCTCCAACAACTTGGGAACCTCTTGCCAATGTTCCAAGATATCGTTCATCTTCTTTATCCCCAAAAACAGGAACCGTTATAGAATAATCAACTAATGCCACTGACGGCCTTTGACCCGGTAATTTTAAACCGTAAGTTCTGGCGATATTATAAATTGACGACCTTTGTTGTGCGTATTGTAATACGGTCTCTTGAATACTTCGGTCAATATTATAATGTAAATTATCCGCAACCGCGGCATTCAAATCAAGAAATACCGAGAAAATCGAAGCATCATTAAAATCCTGTATCAAATCAGGATAATAAGTTCGGGCGTAATTTAATAAATCGGCTCTTATCGATTGGTAATCTCTACTACTATATGATATTCTATTATTTGCCATACTATTTAAATATTAATGATAACAAAATCACTCTGACCGAATGTTGAACCATTGGTAGAATAATCTATTCTAATTTTTGCGGTATATTCTGATGTTCCTTTACCGGGAAATCTATATATTGAAGATTCGCTACTACCAACAATATTTTGTCCGGTTGCGATATCAATTTCTTCTTGTGGGTCTGCAGGTGTAATTGATAAATTATTAACTATTAAGTTTGGCATAAAATTCTCAATTGCATCTCGTATATCAGATTCAAGGGCATTAAAAGTCAAGTTGTCAAATGGTTCAAATAAAAATTCATATAACCTTGTCCCAAATTCAGGGAGAAAGTATCTTGAACCCTTTCGAGTTAATAATAAATGAATTAAGTCAGCCTTAATTTCTTCTGATTGCAGTTCCGTTAATTGGAGGTAATTCCCTTTTACGGAATCCCTAAACGGAAAATTAATACCATATGTTACACCATTTGCCATAATTATAAATATATAGTTCTATTTTTTTCTTATAAATAGATAAAAAAAGAAAATCCCAACTAATTGTTGGGATTTTTATTTTAAGATGAACAACCAAAACATTCAAATTGACTATCTTCAGGTTTGTTAATCACTTCAGATATTTCAACCTTTGGAGTTTCAGGTTTAATTTTGGGTTGTTGTATTTTTGATACGTCTACCGCCAAATGTTTTGCACCTGTTGATATTGCCTTAGTTCTAACATAGTAACACAAAGT